TCAATATTTGCACCCTCAACAGGATAATCAACTAAACCATAAAGCACAAAAAACCCAGTGAAGTTCAATAGCTTTTTATCTATCGTTTCAAAAACATATTTATCACTTGGTATATTTTCAATAAAAAGTGCATCACCTGAAACCGCACCTTTTTCTGTATTAATACAATCAATTTCAGCATTTAATTTAGCTTTAAATAATGCTTCTATATCTCTAATCATAAATTCTTCATCATAAATCATTTTAAAACCTCACCTGAAACTAATTGTATTACATGATCATTAATTATATTTAACCATCGTTCACGCCTACCATTGATTGAACTATCTTTTGACTTATCGGCAGGGCCGCCATCAATGAACACAAATTTACGTTGTGGTATCTTTGTTCTAGCTGCATCACTTTGATGGTATTTACCATATGGTACTGATGAACCTAATAGTAATTCTTGTTTTCTCAATGTAAAAATTGAATGTTTATTTCTTCCACCTAAAATAGAGTTTGATAAAACACGTGATTCACCTACTAGAATTGGATAGGTGAATCCATAGTTAACTTTTTTATATTCTTTATATCCACCTGCATAGTATGAAGCAAAACCATTCTTATTTTGCCAAAATGCTCTAAAAGGTTTTTCAGATAAATCTTGATATAACCCTTTACCTTGGAGAGTAAAAAGTTTTCTATTTGATCGGTAAAAATCTGAACTAATAAGCTTGAATGGAATTGTAAAATCATTAGTGGCACGCCCTAATCTATCAAGCCCATTTGCAAAGGCTATATCGTTTTCAATAGTCCACTCAAAGCCCGTTGCCATAATTTACCAGTTGTTTACACCCTTTTTAAATGTAGTGCCTGTTGTTGCGCTAATTCTAATCCTGCCCTGTTGTATGCTAGTACCTAAATAAGTTGCATCAGGTAGCTTCATTGTTGGTTCACATTGAGCACAATTATTTTTCTTTTCTGGTACTAGTTCAGTCATAAGCTTTTTAGCTTTAGAGCACCATGTAGGTTTTTTATCAGCTTCACCATATGAATTTAAAATATCATCCACAATACAAGCTACTTTAAACATTTGTAGTTGCTTTAAAATGGCAAATGATAATGGGTTATCTATTTCAGTAATTGGTAAAGTGTAAAGAGTTCCTATTTTAGAATCAATTATTGCTGTTGAATTTGTTAGAAATAAATCTAAATCAGTATCATTAACAGCGGCTTGTGAATTATCGGCAAAATCTCTAAACATTGATTTAACTTCATCTTTAGTTGCATAACTCATTTTAAAACCTCACGTTCAATTATATTCAATCTATCAAAAATTTCTTTTTGATTCTTTTCTAGTTCTTCAATTCTTCTCTCTTTTGCTTCACCCCTAGTTGATATTTCAACTAATTTTATTTTTACAGCATTTAAATCTAAATAAATCCCTCTTAAAAAAAATGCGTTTATAGATAAAGCAAGTGTTCCAAATGAACCAATTATCATTAGCATCATTTCTATTTTCATTTTACCTTCCTAGAATCAAATATAATTTCAAAAAAATCTGTATCTAAAAATGTTTCTTCAGAATAGATTTTTTTACTTTTTACAATTTCTATACACTTAAATTGTATTTCAGAATAAACGCTTTTTAAACACATTGCTGCTAACTCAAAGCAGTAAAATGCTTTGCCATCACTATTGAATAAGTAATCATATGGTGAACCTTTTACTTTTCTAGCGTATTCATGAATGGCATAAATAAAGCCATCAGAATCTTCTCTAATGAACTTTGGTTTACACCCTACTAAAATATCCTTTGTTGTGATAAACGTTACCAGATCAGTTAATACAACCCCCCTTCCAACAGCTTCAAGGACATAATATATTTCACCACTCCCCATATTTCCAACGTAAATACCTGCGTGTTTAAGTTCAGTTGGGTTAATTATATTTGAAAATTCTCCATTGACTTTTGATAATAATACAGTTCCAACTTCTATTGAATCACGCCACTTATAATAATCAGCACCTGAAATTTTCTTGTGAGTAAATGGCCAATGAATTTTCCCCCATACAATAACAAAGGGGGTAATAGCTGTTAAAATAAAATCATAAAATTTAATCATCAAACTACCTTTTAAATACTAAATTCATTTATAAAGTATTGCCTAATAGTTGTTTGCCCACCAATTGATGCAGGGGCTTTATCCAACCATAGATTATAATCTTTATTTCTTCCAACAGAATCATTATTTTCTATTTCAACTATTATTGATTTTCTTCCAACATTAGGATCAGCGGGATCAGTTATAGTTGATGAGTTTTGAACAAACCTGTTAAAATCACCATCATAATCATCCATAAATGCACGCCCTAATAATACAATAGCGGCTTGTGTATAGCCTAGAGGCATAAGCACTTCCATCATAAAATTAAGGGTTGGGATTTGAATTGAGTTAACTAAAAGTTTTCTTCTTTTTAACCCTTCATCAATCATATCTGAAGAATTTATAAAGTAGTATTTATAAGTGGTTTTAGTATCTGTATTTAATGTTTCATCCCTATTAATCCATGTACGTGTGGTTACTCTAGAAGTAGCAAACCCTGTTGCATCCCTAGAGTAAGCAATATCAACAGATAAAATTTTATCTGTTGGAACCATGTTAACATCTAAAGCCCTGTACCAATCAACTTTAGTTACTTCACCTCTAGTAACTGTTCTTTTAGGTATTAGTGCACTTATCAATTCTTTTTTATAATTAATATTATGATAATGCTTATGCCTAATTTCTGCTTTTACAATGTCATAAATTTTAGGAATTGATTGTTCAGGATCAGAATCAACAAAAGAAACTATTAAAGCATCTAAATCAATATCTTCCTGCACTGTTAAGGCTTCAGTTAGTGTAAACCTTAAATCATCAACACCAAATAAAATTACACCTTCAACTTTTACAAATGCTTCTTTAACATCATCTTGAAATTTATTTAAATCCAATATAGTTTTAACTTTATTAATAAACATTCTAGTACCTCACTACTTTAGCAGTATAGTTTTTAAGTTTTGCAGTTCCACCTGTAACTTCTTTTGAAAATCTTAAATCTAAATTATAGGTTCCCGCTGTAACAATTCCCAAATCAATACATTGTGAACGCCACATTGATTGAGCGGCACTTATATCTTTATGTTCTTCAGCATATGTAGGTGATAAAGTTACGCCATCAAACTGCAAATCAAATTCCATATCATTAGAAGCATTATGTGGCTTTATTGCTAATGATATATCCAAATAACATGCACCTGTTGAAGTTATTGTTATTGGATCAGAATAAACTATTGTTTTTGTAGCAGTGTTTGGAAGTGTTACTAATGCCGTTTCACTAATAAGTGCTTCAACTGTCATAGCACCTTGAGGGCCTTGAATACCCTGAATACCTTGGATACCTTGAACACCCTGCGCCCCATCAACACCATCAACACCATCAACACCATCATTGCCCTGAATACCCTGAATACCTTTAAAAGTTCTAATAACTCCAAGATCATCAATGTATTTAACTTCATCATCAGTGCCATCAACATATATTTTATATCTATTAATCGCAGGTGTAGCAGGGGGTGTAATTCTTTTAGGAAAATTTAATGTGCCATCACTCATAATATGTAAACCTCACCATCAATGTATAATTCACCATCAAATATAGGTGAATGCATTTGTAAAACTTTATCAACTGGAATTATTATATCTTCAACTGAACTAAATGTGCGCTTATAAAAAAAATTTAAATCATAACTTTTTTTATTTATAAATTTACCTATACTACTATCAAATGAAATTAAATCATCATGAGAAGCGGCAACTAGGGTAACATCATCTAAAGTAGCAAATGAATAGTTTTCTAAATCAACACGTTTAACTGAAGCATCAAGAATATCATTACCTGTTAGTGTTTCATCTTGTACTTGATCACCATCAATTTGATTTCTACTCATTTTACACCTTTAAAAGGTGTGGGGGAAATTTCCCCCACACTAAACTTTAGTACTTGTAATCTACTTGAATTTTATCTTTAATTTTCATGTTACTTGCCATTGTTATTACCCCTGTTGTGAGGTTAACAGTATAGTCATTTCCTGCGCCTTCATCAGCTCTTAAACCATTCCAGTATACCCTAACATCAGTTACAGGAATGTTTGCTAATGCTGCCAATACAGGATTTCCAACAGTTGTTGCAGGTTTTTCATTATAAACATCAGTTGGAAGTGCTGCCAATGCATCAGCGTTAACTTTTATTTGAGCATCTAACAATGCATCAGCATTTGCTAATGATGTTGAGGCATCAATATAATTAGTGCCTGAAGGCGTGGCATATGTACCATCAGTATTAAGCCCTGCACCCGCTTCAATTGCATCAACTTCAGTTTGAAGGTTATCAGCTAAACCTTTAAGCACAACCCCTTGCTGTGCTGATAATGGAACAGTAGTACCACCTGTTGTTAAATCATTAACAACATCTGAAGTTCTAAGAATATCACTTGATTCAGTATTATCAATAATATCAATTTTACCTGCACCATCAACACTGAAATCTGTAATATCAGTGTTTACAACTAAATGATCACCAATATTATAGGAAATACCATCTAATATTCCCGCTACTGATACATAATAAAAATCACCTGCAACAGCACCATCTAATGCTGTACCCGCTGCAACTGATGCATCAATAGTTCCCTTATATGTCATGCCTCCAACAACACCCGCTGCTATTGCTGCATCCATTTGCCCTTTATTAACAGCATCATCATTAGCAACACCATTAGCTAACCCTGTTAACGTGGCATCATTATTTCCACCTGTTAAATCTAGATTAGCACCTTCTAAAAAGTTTGCTTTTAATTTTGCTTTGGTTAGGGTTAAATCCTGTGATTGTACTTCTAAATCTATTTGTTGAATTGCCATTTTACATTCTCCATGAATTGCAGCTTTTAAGCTGCATATCTTATGTTAATTATATGTCCCACTTTAAACGGTAAAGTAGGTTCAAAAGTAATTACTGCACCAAGTACAGTGTAACAATCATCTGGCAAAAGAAGCCCATTTAAAAACGCAAATTCACTATCTAGTAAAGGTGTGGTTGATAATGTTATTGTTTTAGAAATCAAAAAAGATGAATCAACAATTTTATTGTGTTTATAAAAATCCATACCCATTGCAGTTGATGATTCAAAATAATCTAACGTTCCTGATATGGGGTTAAACTTATAACTCATTAAATTACCTCTACGCTTAGAAGGTCTTTTTTAGCCGCTGTAATGTAGGTAACTTTTATAGTTAAAACGTTTATAGCGTTTTTTGAATAAACGTATTGTTCACTTGATGTTGTAGGATAAGTTGCATCAATACGATCATAGTCAACACCGATTGAAAGGTCTTTACCCGCTACACGTAATCTATCCCTTTTTTCTTCAGGAAGATTTTTTGCAACAGATTCATAAAGCCCTGTAGTGTTGATTAAATCCATTGATGCTTCCTACCTTTTTATAATTTTTATTTTAGCAATGCCTCTAAATCTTCAATAGATTCTTCACCTGAAACCTCAAGCCCTTTTTCTTTTGCAGCTAAAACTAGTGCATCATACATTTCAACATCTTCAACAATTGCTTTTAAATCTTCTAACGATTCTTCACCATTTAATTCAACTCGATCTACAAGCTTCTTTTTCAAATCTTGCATTTCTTTGTTTTCTTTATTTGATGATGGCATTGCATCTAATTGAGCTTGTGTAACTTCTTTAATCCAAGCTTGAGGGCCTTTGCCTTTTAGCTCTTTTAATTCAGCTTCATTTAGCTCATATTCTTTTGCAGCACCTAAAGTAATCAAATGCCTACCAAGTCTAAAAC